TCAGTATAGTAGAAGTCTACTAACTTCATGAACCACTCTGGTTTAAAGAAACCATTGTTCCCTTGCCATATTGCGCTTGAAAAAGCGAAATAATCTTGACTCGGTTTACCAATTCGATTGGATAATCTAGCTGGTATAGGTGAGAAGTGAATTCCATCTAACACTGTTACTTTAGCGAAATCCACTAAAGCTACTCTATCTTTGTCTAATATCTCAGTTGATTTAGATCTATTAACCTCTACGTTTGCCCACTGGCAGACTCTGCAATAAGCATTTCCAACTTCATTGGTAGGATCCCATTTGACAGAGCTGATTATACTATCATCTCCTAGAACCCTGTAACAGTCAGAAGCTTTTACATCATCTAATCCTGCTATTGACATTGTTATTAGCATCATAATATGGTGAGCAAATGCAAATGCCACAAAACTAGCTAGCAATCCTTGAGGTTGTCCACTAACCTGGGTATAGGTAGTCCTACTCCCATCTTTATGAATAAATATCTTCTCGCAAGTTGATATAGTATGCCAAAATTCGATAATCTCTTCTTTATCGAACACTAATCTTAAGCATTCTTCTTGAAAAGATTGTTTCAATTTATCTGTGGCATTTGACCAATCAAATGCCAACACACTCGGCCACCCTCTTTCCTCGCGATAAGAAGGGTTCGTTATTGTTCTAGTGAACAGATGTCCATTAGACTGATCTTTGGTACAATCCGAAGGGATTTTATTTAACACAGCAGCTAACCTATTATGGATATAGCAGCATCTATCTTGGATCGCACTTAAAGATAAGTGGATCGCTCTTGTTTTATACTTACCTGGATTAGGTATGTGTATAGTTGTAACCCATGGATCACGGTATCCCTTGGGAGGAATCTTGTTATAGGCACTATTGTAGCCTACTGCACTATCAAAGCTGCATCCTGCCAAAGGATCAGTCTCTACCATAGATTTAACAAGACTTTGTTTAAATCTAAACTTCGGAATATAGGCAGAATCTGCCTTATTACTAAAATAATAGTCTTCATCACTGAATTGAGACTCTATATACCTTTTTGTGGATCTTATAGCCGCAGATAACTCTCTCACATAAGGCTTTTTGCCTTCTGCAATATCTTGCTTCACTTTTTGGAAGTGATGCTCTACTACCGCATCCTTTATTTCATCAAAGGACCCAGTTAATATAGCTAGAGTTTCTAACTCTTGCACTTTCCATTCATGAGGATCAGGATTGGTCTCATTATACAAACCACCTATCTCCAACAAAGACATGGCTAAATCAATCATACCTTTATAAAGGTTTTCATCAGTATACTTGAGTTCTCTACAAATGAGAGCTACTTTCACCAT